TAAAACGCTTTTGCCCTGCTGCCGCGCAATTTGCACGTAGCTGTCAGTAAAACGGCGTTTTCCGGTTTCTTTATGTACCCAGCCAAAAAGTGAACCCAAAATAAATTCCTGAAAACCGGCACAGGTAAACTCCTGATCTCCCTCGCCTTCTGCAATCGTTAATTTGTTCGCAAGTTCTATTATGTCCTCTGCCTTTTCCGGTACGAAAACATACGGAAACGCCGGGTCATTCTTTTCCGACCTTTTCAGATCATTTAAATGCCTCTTAAACGCAAGCCGCGCATCTTCTCCAAATTCCTTTTTATTTTTCAGGTTCTTTTCCGCAAACTGTGATACACGATCTGTTGTCTTTAATGTCCTCATTCGCCTATGCGTGTTTTGAATGCTTCATGAATTTGTTTTCGGGCTTTTCTTCTTTAACCTTTGGTATCACTAATCTGCATCTGCTTGAAATTGTCAGCCCCAGTTCCCTTGCATTCTCATTGCAGGCTTTCATAAACCTGTTCTGAATTTTGGAAAGATAATTGTATTGCGCATATTGTTCCGCAAGCTGCGCTTCTTCCGTAACCATGCTTTTTTTATCCGGCACAAATTTTATTTTCTGCAACTGCTTTGTAATCTTGATATACTCCGTTTCTGCCTTTATGTATCGTGCCAGTATGTCACAATCCAAATTTGACATAATCTTTAATTCGATTAACTGTTCTGCCAGTTCCATGAACTTTTCGCGCTCTTTTTTTGATAAAAAAAGCGGTGGTTTTATATTGTCGTTTGATGCCGTAACCTCCGACTGCCTGCGCTCCTCATATTCTTCGTTTGTCAAGTGTTTCCGCCCTTTTGCGGCAATCAGGTCGATCGGTTCCCTTGGTCTTGCCATGTCCTGTAACCCTCCCTTCAAAAAAAGTTCATTTAGGGAGTTTTTGCGTGAATTTAGGGGGGCTGCGGTCTTTTGTGAAGTCCAAAAAAACTTTTTTGCACCCCCTCCCCCATGCAGAGGATATCACCCCGCAAGCCTCTTTTTATATTCACTCAAGCACTCCCTTAGTGTCTGCTGCATTGCCTTTTTCTTTGCTTCGTCCTTATATGCCTTGCTTATCATGCTGTGCGTTGCTTCTGATATGCTTATCAGGTTATCCATGTCGCAACGCTTGGAGTAATCTTCTGACAGCTCCACAATATGATGCACTGTGTCAGCGGGCACAATCCTGCCTTCCATGATAAACAAATAAATATCTATGTTGGCGTCCCTCGCCAGTGCCCGCGTCCTTGTAGATTTCCATTCCGCGCTGTTGTAAAAGTCTTTTGCCTTTTGGTTCCTGCAATGCGCATCATATTCCTTATGCCTCTGACGGTTCTCTTCTGTCTTTCCCAGCGTATGCGCCACACAGTACTTAACCCCCTGCGGCACTAACCGTCTGCATCCGGTTCTGTTACAATATTTCATTAATGCCATGCGTCCACCCTCCATGTACGCAAAAAACGCGGCTGTTTCCCAAACGGAAAATGCCGCGTTTTGATTTACGCAATTTTGAATTGTAATTATAATAACATAGTTAAACAGACTTGTGAAGGGTGTGAAAACGGGCGTGGTGTCAAGTCCTATACTGCTGCCCGCAGACAATCAGACAATAGGCAGTTCAAAGCGACTGCATTGATGCAATCGCTTTATCCATTTACTCCGTTTTCACCCTGTTTGAGTCAATTTGCATATCTGCCAATTTTTCCCAATCTCCTCATATGTGCTTTTATTATAGTGTATATCTGTTTAAAGAACAGCAAATCATTATTATCTACCATATCCAACAGAACTATTATTTGTTTCTTATAGGCTGCTGTCATATATTTTGGGTTTTCGTCCTGATGCGCCTGAATGCATTTTGGGCTTTCCAGCTTCTTGATAATCATCTGATTGAATTTTTCCTGATCTTTCATAAACTGCTGCTGTTTTTCCATAAAATCTAGCAGCTTTTCCATCTGTTCCGTTGAAACTTCTGGCTTTGCAATTTCGCTAAGCTTATTTTCCATCTCGTGGAAACGGTTGACGTAGCGGGCGGTGAACTCCGTGCCCTTCTGCCCTGTCAGCTTATGCGCTATGAACTCGCAGCCTTTCTTGGTGATACGGTAGCATGGAAGCGTTCTTCCTGTACTGTCTTTATATTCAGATTTTAGGAAAAAATCACTGACTGCAATTTTGCATTCAGTAAATTGTTTATCGTACCTTCTCAAATCTCTTAATAACATTGCATGGTCTTTTTCTACCATTTTAGCAACTTCAATAGAACTCAATGTTTGTTCGATTTTCTGCATAAAAAATCTCCTTTCGATGTTTGACAGTCACACCAAAAAAAGATACAATAAATATGCATACTCCTTTTGGCGTATGTGAGTTAGTAAGGAAGTCAGTGCTTTGGTCGGTGCGGACTTCCTTATTTTTTGTCTAATTCCGATTTTACCATTTGTATACCTTTGTTGATTACTTCTGTCTTGCTTGTTGCAAGTTTTTTTGAACATTCATTTAACATATCATTCATTTCATCATCAAGTCGTAATTCAAAGCGGTGATGTTTGGACTTTTCTGATTTTATTCTTGGTGACACAAATTACCTCCTTTCCTGTACGTACAACTACATTATACATGTACGTACAGGAAAGTCAATACATTTTTATAAAAAAACATTGAGCACAACCATGCACTCAATGCTTTTTTCTCAATATTCAGTTTTAATTAAGGTTGTCTATCGCGTACTGCGCTTCCTCTTTGGTAAATTTCTCACCATATTCTGAAATCAGCTGTTCATAAATCGCATCATTGGACATGCTCATCAAGTCTTGATATTCTTTTGCCTTTTCTAATGCGTTTGCATTCCAGTCTGCGTCTACATTGTCTACCGCGTACTGCGCTTCCTCTTCGGTGAACTGCTCTCCATATTCCGAAATCAGCTGTTCATATATTCCTAATTTGGACATATGCATTGTTTTACTGTAATTCTCTGCCTGTGCCAATGCGTTTGCATTCCAGTCCGCATCTAAATTATCTATTGCATACTGCGCTGCATCCTCTGGAAATTTTTCACCGTATTCGGATACCAATTGTTCATACAATCCTGCTTTAGACATATGCATCATGTCGCTATAAGTCTGCGCGCTTCTTAATGCTGCCTGATATTCTGCAGAAACATCACCATCTTCCTGCTTGTCATCTGCCTGTTTTGCGTCATCCTCCTGCACATCGTCCGCTTTTGCCACCGTTTCTTGGACAGATGTGTCTTTTTCATCCTCAATCTGCGTACTTTCAGTATTGTCCGCAATAGGTTCTGATTGATTTGTGTTGACGCTAACATCCCCGCTGTCCTCTCCGACGCTGGCTATTCCCCCAATAAGCAGAACTACCACGATAGCCCAAAACCACCATTTTTTCCAAAAAGGTTTTTTTGCTTGATTGTTTTCTTTTGACATTTTAAATCCTCCATTCGTAATGATACTAACCATTATATTATAAATCAGAGGATTTGCCAATAAAAACCAAATTTTTTTGTTTTTTTGTCGTTTTAAAATAAATTAAGTGTTCAGTTCAAGCAATTCATCGGCAGATGCATTTATTGATTTGCAGATTTTTGCAAAGGTAACTGCATTCGGTGTAAGCTCATTATTCTCCCAGCGGCTCACGTCTTTCTGATATATTCCCAACATATCCGCAAGCTGTTTTTGTGTTATGCCTGCTGCCTTTCTTGCGTTTCTGATATTTTCGCCTAGGTTCATTTTTTCTCTTTTGCCTCCTTTATCACACAGGCAATATTTAAACCGTTTGCAACCACACTTATTGCAATAGCAATCAGCAATAAGATGTCGGTGCCATTTTTAACCGCCATGAAACACAATATAATCAGTGTCATTAGATTTGTTATAAAAATACTTTTTTTCATAGACTTTTTATCAAGAATGGTTTAAAATAGCGGTGGAGTGGATTTTCCACCGCCAAAGGCACTTACTTGAAAAATGTTTCGTATATTAAGCATATTGTGCTGGTCAGGCTACTTATTATGCTTACTATTAAAGCGACTTTTTCGAGTTTGTGCTTTTTTGATTTTTTTGCCATTCCCTTACCTCCTTTCCATGTTTTAATTATATACCTTTTTCGGTATATTGTCAATTATTTTTTTGATTATTTTAGACAAAACATTGGCAATTTTAAAAGAGCCACTTGCAACGCAAGCAGCTCTCATGTATAATCTACTT